TGCATTCTTAAATGCCGATGTTGAATTACAGGCTTTAGGATTTGATCCGGCTAAATTACAATTAAATGAAGCTCGCCAATACCTTGCATTAGAAATTGCAAGAGCATCTGGCATTCCAGCATCATTCGTATCTGCTGAAACTACTTCAATGACTTATTCAAACATGACAGCAGAGCGTAAAGCATTAATTGATTTTTCACTACGACCAATACTTACTGCAATTGAGCAAAGACTTTCCGCTGCGGATTTTTGCCCGAACGGAATTGAAACCAGATTTGACATTGATGATTTCTTGCGTGGTTCAGCATTAGAGCGAGCGCAAGTTTATGAAATCCTAAACCGCATTGGCGCCATGAGCGTTGAGCAAATCCAAGAGGAAGAAGATCTAATACGATGAAAATTAATTTCCCAATAGAGATAACTGCTGCTGATACTAACAAGCGCACAATCTCAGGAAAGATCGTTACATGGGATGAGCAAGGATCAACAAGTGCAGGATTAACTGTATTTGAAAAAGATTCAATTGATTTCTCAAAGCCTGTTAAATTATTACTTGAGCACGAAAGAACTAAGCCACTTGGAAAACTCGTTGATATAACTGCAACAGATACAGGGTTAGAAGCAACATTTCGCTTGGCTAAGACTTTTTCAGCCGATGATGCATTAGAGGAAGCTGCTACTGGGCTTCGTGATGGATTTTCTGTCGGAGTTAAAATTAATGAATGGAAAAATGAGGAAGGCGTGCTAAGAATTAAATCAAGCACACTTCAAGAAGTTTCACTCGTTACAGATCCAGCAATTGACAGCGCAAGAGTCGCTGAGGTTGCAGCTAGTGAAACACCAGAGAATTCCGAAGCAACCGCTGAGGAAACCACAACAAAGGAGAACAAAGTGTCAGAAATTACTTCTGAGGCTCCTATCGCAACCGAAGCGGTAGAAGCGACACAGGCTCCAGTTGTAACTGCTCAATATGTGGCATACACAAAGCCACGCGTTAATGAGAATGTTACAGCAGGACAATATGCAGCAGCACAAATTCGCGCTATTCAAGGCGATACAGATGCACGCGATTTAATTGCAGCATTACAAATTGCAACAACAGGCGAGAACACAGGAATGGTTCCACCTAACTACCTACGCGATGTAATCGGAGTTATCGATTCATCTCGACCATTCATTGATTCAATCGAGCGCGCTCCACTTCCACCAAGTGGTCTTAAGGTGTTCACACCTGTGCTTGGAAATCAGGCAATCGTAGGACAAACTGCTGAGGGTGTAGAGTTTGCATCACAAGATACAGCAGTAACATTCCAAGAAGACACAATCGTAAAATTTGCTGGTGCAAATGTTGTGAATGTTGAACTTCTTGATCGTTCAGACCCATCATTCTTGGATCTATTAATTCGTGAACTTGCTGCATCATACGCACAAAAGACAGATGCTTATGCAGCTAAGATCGCATCAGAGGCAGCAGCCGGATCATCAGGATCAACAATTTATGCAGCAATCGCTGATGGAATTGCAGATGCTTATGGCGTTATGCGCTTCACACCAAACCGTTTGATGGTTGCTCCATCAGGTGGCGAGGATGGCATCGACTTCGCTGGATTACTTGGCGCAGTTGCAGATGGTCGTCCACTATTCGCAGCAGCAGCTCCACAAAATGCTGCCGGTCTAATTTCTCAGGGCAGTACAAATGGTACAGTTGCTGGATTAGATTTAGTTGTAGATCCTAACTACACAGGTGACAATGCAAATGTTAAGCACGCATTGGTTTACCCTTCAGCAGCTATGCGATTCCACGAGTCAGGAACATTTGATATTCGTGCAAATATCGTTGCTAACGGCCGCGTTGAAATCGGTCTTTACGGTTATGTCTGTGCAGTAAATCGTTACCCAGCAGCATTCCGTAAGTTATCAGTAGCTTAATTTAACTGAGTGCCTGGGGTTGCTCCCGATCTCAGGCATCCATTAATGGGAGTAAGGAGATGACATGCCAAGTATAATTACAGCCACCGAGTTGAGATCTGTGCTTGGTGTGTCATCATCCTTGTATAACGATGCTTATTTAGACGGAATTATTGACACAGCAGAAAACACTATTCTGCCAATGTTAGTTACATTTAAGAGCGCAGTTCAAAAAACAGTTTTACAAGATAATGTTGCCACATTTACAACAGTTGGCGTGCATGAATTTACCGAAGGCCAATCGGTAGTTATTGCTGGTTGCTTGAGTCCATATAACGGAACTCGCACAGTATTAGCAGATAATCTTGGCGACTATACTTTTTCAGCTAGTATTACAAACGCAGATATTATTGAAGCAAATGTCATTCCAAGCGGAAGTGCCACATTAACAGGCGCATCAACTTATGTTGGAAATCAATCAGTTAAATCAGCAGTACTTGTCATTTCAGTTGAAGTATTTCAATCAAGAGTTGCAGCAGGTGGACAAATAGAAGGCGTTGACTTTACAGCGACACCTTACAGAATGGGTCGCAGTTTATACTCACGCGTAATTGGAATTCTCGGGCCTTATGTAGATGTTGAAGGTATCTGTCAATAATGCCTAACCAAACAATCCTTGAACAGGTTCGCACACCTTTAGCAACTGCATTATCTAGCGTTGCCGGTAATGTTTATTCATTTGTGCCTGAAACAGTAATCCCGCCAGCTGTTGTAGTTGTGCCGGATTCACCATACCTAGAATTCGAAACAATCAGCAAATCAAACATTCGCGCTAAGGTCAATATGACCATCACAGTTGCAGTTGCCTATAATAGCAATCCTGCATCACTCGACAATATCGAGCAGTTAGTAATTAGTGTTCTGGCAGTTATTCCAGCAGGCTACATTGTCAGTTCGGTTGAAAGACCAACAGTTACACAAGTAGGAGCATCAACTTTGCTTATTGCAGATGTTAGAGTTAGCACCTATTACCAGAGAACAATCTAAGGAGAAAAATGCCAACGACAGTTATTACCGGTCGAGATATTACCTTCACTATTGGCGGTAATAATTTCGATGCACAAGCAACAACCGCAACACTTACTGGTGAGATGGATCGCCAGACATATCAGACACTAGACGGAAAAGTCTTTAAGGTAACTGATAACAATTTCACATTTGAAGTTGAAATGTTAGCCGACTGGGGCGCAACTGGATCTCTATGCGAGATTCTATGGGGCGTTGCAGAGTCAGCACCAGATACAGCAATTAACACAGTTTTTACAGCTACTTCAGGCGCGGTCTTTACTTTCCAAGTATTGCCAATGTGGCCTTCAGCTGGTGGAACTGCACCAGATGCTCAAACTGTATCTTTATCATTCCAAGTTATCGGAGTGCCAGCAGAAACCTTTTAATCAATAAACAAACGGGAGCAAACAATGAAGTTACCAATTACAATTGAATATAACTCAGGTGAGCAAGCAACTTATATTGCCCAACCACCTGAGTGGGCTAAATGGGAAAAGCAAACTGGTCATACCATAAGCCAAGCAAAAGAAAAACTTGGTATGTGGGATCTAATGTTTTTAGCATACAACGCACACAAGCGCGAAGCTGCTGGAAAGCCAGTTAAACCATTTGATGCTTGGATGGAAACAGTCGGCGATGTAATAGTCGGTGATGCAAACCCAAAAGTCATCCAGCAGGAAGCCTAAACAGATTATTGGTTGAGTTGGCATTAGCCACACAAATTCCAATGAGCGAATGGGTTGATTCAGACGACATTTTAACAGCTATCGAAGTATTGGAGCAGAGGTATGGCAAGTGAAACAATCGCCTACAATAAAAAAGACCTGCGCGATATTTACAAGGCTTTCAAACTTATGGATGACCAAGCTACTGACGAAGCACGCCGTCAATCTGCTGCTCTGGCGTATTTTGCATCTGAAGAAATTAAACAAGCAGCTGGACAAAGAACAAAGGCTGGCAAAGTTGCGCAGAGAGTCGCGGATGGCGTTAGCATCTCTAAGTCAAGTAAGATCGGTGAATTCAGTTATGGATTCGCACGCCAGAAATTTTCAGGTGGTGCTACTACGCAAACCCTATGGGGTGGCATTGAGTTTGGTTCAAATAAATTCAAACAGTTCCCTGCATATTCTGGGCGGTCAGGTCGTGGATCTCGCGGATGGTTCATTTATCCAACCCTTCGCAGAATTCAGCCTGAATTGATTAACAAGTGGGAAGAAAGTTTTAATCGCATCATTAAGGAATGGATCTAATGGCAACCGGTAATAGAACTTTAAAGTTATCAATCCTCGCCGATGTTGATGATCTAAAAAAGAAGTTAGGCGAAGCCGACAAGGCTGTCGAAACTAACTCAAGTCGAATTGCAGATTTTGGAAAGAAGGCTGCTGCTGCATTTGCCGTTGCTGCTGCTGCTGCCGTTGCATATGCCAGCAAATTAGCCATCGATGGGGTCAAGAGTGCGATAGAGGATGAGCAGGCACAGTTAAGGTTAGCCAATGCTCTAAGACAAGCCACAGGGGCAACAGATGCCCAAATAGCGGCAACTGAGGACATGATCCTTAAAACTAGCCTTGCAACTGGTGTTGCCGACGATCAATTAAGACCGGCATTACAAAGATTGGCAGTATCTACAA